CTCAGCCACTGGTTTACGAAAAGCGCAAGTGGAAGGTGGCGGCATGAAGCAAGATGATCTTGAGCGCATGGCAGAGAGGGCGGCTGATGCCGTCCTCTTCCTGTTCGCCGTGCCAACTTTTGTGATGCTGATGATTCTTGTTATGGCTTGCGCGTGAGAGGTGGAGCATGATTGATCTTGAAAATCACAGACCAAAGGGCGGTAAGTTACAACAAGGAGAGCGCACGCGAGTTTTGGAGTCGAGCATTGATCGAAGGCTCATTGAAGTACGCAAGTTGATGCCAAATGTCACGCGAGAGTATTTGAAGAGTCTGATGATGCAAGATGACAACATCGAGACATTTTTCAACAACATTTATGTGGCTTACGTTTATCGCGGAAGCGCCGCAGATTGCATGATTCATGTTCCAGAACTCAAAGGCAGATGCGCTTGGATTTCCATGAAGAGGAAAGACAAAAGACCGATGAACAATTGGCAGGATATGCAAACAATCAAAAATGCGCTAGTCGGCATTGAATGGGATGCGATTCAAATTTATCCACGCGAATCGAGGATGGTGAATCTTGCTAATCAATATCATTTGATTTGTTTTCCAGAGGACTATTATTTACCCTTTGGTTGGATAAACAGAATGGTGGATGTTGAAAATAAAATTGGTGGCGAAGGCACAACTGGACAGGAATTCAGAGGTTATCAAACAATGGAGTCAAGTGTATGAAACAATTTACATTCCAGTGGTGGTTCAAATACTTCAAAAACGCTGGTTATTCTGACATCGAAGCCAAGCAGAAAGCGCGTCATGCGGTGAGAAATAAACTGTGAAGTTTCATCCGCAGAAGGTTACAATCGAAACGATTGACTTCGATGCGTTGCCACCCCCAAGCATTTCAGATCCTGATTTTTGCGATGCTCACGATGAAAGGTTGTTGGAGGGCAAGTGCGAAGTATGCCAAGCGATTTTCAAGGAGAACGGCTATGGCGGAAGAAAAAGAAAATAAGGTCATCGCTTGGATTCGCGTGGTTGCTGTTACGACTGAAGATCCCGAAACGATTTGCAATTCAATCGAAGATGCAATGGATTGTGTCTTTGATCGATCTCACACAAGCACCACTCTCAACATCCTGCGCGATTGGTCAGAGATGCCTTTCTCCGAAACCATGCATTAAAAACCCCTGCTTATTCCTTTTTATTCTATGTAAAAGTTTGCAATTCGACACCCATTGTGGCATTATAATCCTGTTGTTAATTGATGGAGGTATCGTGATGGACTATGTTGAAAAATGCGGTAAGTGCGGTGGCAGTGGACATCTTTCGCATTACGGTCATTGGTACAACGGTGTTTGTTTCGGGTGTAGAGGCAGCGGCACGAAGTCTTTCAAGACTTCTCCAGAGGCACGCGCCAAGGCTAGGGAGCGTTACGCTAAGAAAGCTGAAGCCAAGCGCATCGCAGAGGAAGCGAAGCGTGCGGAGGAGGCTGCAAAGGAGGCAGAGCGCAAAGCTGAGTTGGAGGCAAAGTGGGCGGCAGAGCTTGAAGCCGCAGAGCCAGTGCCAACTGGACGCATCGATGTGTCTGGAAAGGTTCTTTCTTACAAGTATCAAGAGTCTATGTACGGCTCAACGCTCAAGATGCTTGTGAAAGATGAGCGTGGCTTCAAGCTCTGGGGAACAGTGCCTAGCTCGATTTACGAAGTGGAGCGTGGTGACATGGTTAGCTTCACCGCGACAGTGGAGCCTAGCAAGGATGATGACAAGTTTGGTTTTTTCAAGCGTCCTAGCAAGGCAGTTTTTATTGAAAACTTAGAGGAGGTGGCGTGATGAACATTAAAGAAGCGGCGAAACAGTTTGTTGAGGCACACAAGCCTGACACGCTAGACGTTGATCACTTGTCAATTGGATATGGCAGTGTCGAAGGGTATCTTGAGGCTGAAGGTCAGCCAGCGAGTGATTGTGGTGAACGATATATTGAGATCAGTTCTCACGATTCAATGACCAGCAATCCAATCATCGTAAGCTGGTATGAAGAGGCATGGCAAATCGCGTTCTACCGTAAAGCCGCAGAGGATCGCGTTTCTCGACAAGATCATGAGCCAGAAATCTGGTTCGATCCCGATTTTGATGAGGCCATACGACAAGCGGTAGAACTTTATGCGGACGGCGTGTTTGATCTCTCAGTGACTCGTTTTGAGGACGGCGTTGCTGTCGAGATCGAACCTATTGAAGACTACATTGATACAGCGGCATCACTTCCCAAGTTTACGTACAATCAAATGCTGCAAGATGCTCGACTTTTAGCACGGCAATCGGGTGTGCAAATCAGACGAGCGGAAGGAGAAGTCAACGGCAAGGCTGCGTATGAGTTTGTCAACGCCAAAACAAAAGAAGTGATCAGTCTGGGCAGTCACAACGTCTTTAACGCAAGTATGCTTTATGAAAATGTTTTGGCTGGTAATCTTGAAGGGGTGACAGCGAAGGAGGTGGCGTGATGACAAAAGCGCAGGAAAAGAAAGTGTTTTACAATCGCGTGCGGAGAGCGTGCGCGAAGCATGGCGTTGACATTGTTTATGATGGGGTGCCTAAAAACTATGTGGGGGTGGAGCTAATCAAAGATGGCAAGGTATTGGCAGATGATTGGGCATCAGATTACTTTCCACTGAATATCAACTGGAAGCGTATCTATGAAGAGATTGAACAGCAGGGTATCAGGGGAGGTCATTCGTGATTACACCGATCAAGCAAGTCAATAACATCTATGGTTATGTGCGTGTCAGCACGCGAGAACAGGTTCGCTCTGGCGTTTCTGTCGAAGTGCAACAACGCCAGATCAGCGCCTTTGTGCAGCAAAAGTACAATCGCCCAGTTGACCAGTTCTTTATTGACGATGGCGTAAGCGGCACGCGCCCAATTCTTGAGCGTCCTGCCAGTAAGGATCTTACTGACGTTATTGATCGATTCGATGTGGTTGTTGCGACCAAGCTGGATCGACTGTCGCGTTCAAGTGCGGATCTGCTGTCAATGATTCCGACTTTGCAGGACATTGGTATATCGCTCTATTTCTCTGAGCAGTTTGGTGAGATGCCGATTGTCTACCCGAAAGCTGAAAAGAAGAAAGGTTTGCGAAGCAAGTTCGATATGAATGAGATGGCAAACCAGATTATGTTGATGGTTTTGTCAGCAGTTTCTGAGATCGAACACGCTACTATAAAAGACCGATTTGGCGATGGCAAGGTTGATTGGGCAGAGCGTGGTTATTTTATTGGTGGCAAGCCACCCTACGGATTTCGTGGCGTAACAGAGTGGCACGGCAATAAAAAGCGTGTCAGGCTTGAGCCGATTGAGGAAGAGCAGAAAATTCTAAAAACAATACATCGATTAGCTGATCGTGGTCTAGGTCCACGAAAGATTGCAAATCAGGTTAATTCACTTCACAACGATGCAAATATCAATTATTCTAAGGTGCGAAGAATTCTGAACAGAAAGTTTCAGGGTATACCAGAAGCCGCTTAAAGGATAATTATGTCTTCAGTTACAGGGTGGAGTCGGGGAACTTGGGGTTCTGGCCCTTGGGGTGGCGCGGAAGGTGTGTCTGTCTCAGGGCTGGCAATGACCTCTGCCCTTGGCACACCAAGCCTTGTGACAGCTAATTTTTTTAATATTACTGGAGTCGGTGCAACCTTTGGCATCGGCTCTACTACATTCAACAGTGCATTGAACGTCACGCCTACTGGGGTTGCGATAACCTCTGGCGTGGGTTTTTGTAATGTGTACGAACAGATTGATACTTCACAAACACCGAATTATACTGATATTCTTACCTCTTGAGAGGATGACAAATGGCTACTTATGTAAATGATTTACGGCTCACAGAACTTGCCACTGGCGAAGGTTCAGGAACGTGGGGAACCACGACCAACACGAATTTGGAGTTGATCGGGGAGGCGCTTGGGTTTGGCACACAAGATTGCTTTAGCTCAAATGCTAACGCAACAACCACGGTTGCTGATGGTGCGGCTGATCCTGCAAGAGCAATATATTTCAAAGTGACAAGCTCTGCTACGCTTGACGCAACTAGAGAACTGACGATTGCACCGAATACGGTTAGCCGACTGATGTTTATTGAGAACGCTACAACTGGTTCGCAGATTATAACGATCAAACAAGGCTCTGGCGCGACTGTCAATATTGCCAATGGCGCAGTCAAGGCAGTATATCTCGATGGCGCTGGATCGGGTGCCGCAGTTGCTGATGCACTGGTTGATCTTGATTTGACAGGCACCACAACGGCGGCGGCATTGACAGCATCTGGCGTAATCACAGGCTCAACCGTTGAAGCCACAGGCGACACTGCGGCTGGCGACAATGCGGCAATGGGCTACACTGCCGCTGAAGGTTTGATACTGACGGGTCAAGGCTCAACAAACGATGTCACCATCAAGAACGATGCAGATGCTGATGTTCTTGAGATTCCTACCGGAACGACAAATGTCGCTATCGTTGGAACGCTTGATGTGGCGGGTGGCTCAACAAATGGAGTAGCCATTAGTCAGGGTGCAATTAAAATAAAAAATGGTGGAGCGCAGTCTTACATTGACTTTTATTGCGAAAGCTCAAACGCTCACTATGCAAGAATATTAGCCCCTGCACATAGCGCATTTAGCGGCAACATCACGCTTACACTGCCAGCCACTACAGATACCTTGGTTGGCAAGACAACGACCGACACCCTAACCAATAAAACTCTCACGACACCAACTCTAACAACTCCTATCGCAAATGCAGGGTTGCAGTTAAAAAATGGTGCGACAAGTGCAGGATTTATTGAGTTCTTCGAAGACAGTGATAATGGTACAAACAAAGTTACATTAATTGGTCCAGCAAGCACCTCAGATATAACACTAACCTTGCCTAGCTCTGATGGTGATGACGGTCAGGTGTTAACGACGGATGGGAATGGCGTGTTATCTTTTGCGACTGTTGGGGGAGCTTATAATTCATGGCTGGTAAAAACAAGTGCGTATACAGCTTTAGCAGGAGATCAGATAATTGTAAATAGTTCTAGTGCCGTTACAATTACTTTACCCGCTAGTGCTAGCGCAGGAAATACTGTAACCCTCAAAAATGTTGGAAATGGGTTAGTTACTGTCGGTCGTAATTCGCAAAACATTGATTCGGTGGCAGCAGATGGTAGTTTACCAAAAGGTAATGCCGTGCAACTTGTTTTTGTTGATTCGACTATAGGTTTCGTTAGTCTTTAAAGGAGATTAAATAATGGCTGTTATACTAGGTGGTAAACAATATAACAAAGATCCAAGAACTTTGTTAAGAACAAGTCATAGAAAGACATCTATTCTTTACTATGTTGACGGAACTGATGTTAATTCAAATAGTGCTACATTCTGGGGAGCTAATGCTCTTTTTCATGATGGTTTAACCACTAGTACTTATTCCGCACAAACAATAAAACAAATTGTAAGTATTAGTGGATCATCTGGGTTTTTTTATGGAGCAATTTCTCCTCAACAATATAATGTAGCTGGATTTGTTACTTGGACTATTGTTGTTGATGGAGTTACAAGCACTATTGTACAAGGACAAGGAACAAAAGATGATGAAGATGCTAGATTTACTTTAGGTTCTATGTTTAATAATTTTAAATCTTCAGCCACATCTTTTTCGCGAGGGATGCCGGGTGGGTTAAATCTTGCAGATAATGATCCTGCTTGGGACGATGCTCATGGAAGTATCAATTTAAACTATGGCAGCAGTTCTAATTATAGTTATGTGGGTTTGCCAGACATGGTTGGTGATGACGATCAAAAAGTATTTTTTGCAAATAGTCTTGTCGTGAGCTGTACACCAGATCTTGCCCCGTCAACTGGTAGTACTTACGATATGTACTCAGGTGTAGTATATAAACTGCTTTAAAGGAGAAAAACATGTCTAACACAGACAATGAAAGTATTTTAATTACAAAAACTTTGCCAAATGGGGCTGTTATTATTTGTGAAGATAAAGATAAACGGACTCCACTTACTGATGCTGAAATAAAAACAGATGCAGAAAATTTAGCTAGGTCTTGGCGAGATTCTGAACTTAGAGAATCTGATTGGATTGTTCCTACTTCAGATCATCCTCAACACGCAGCTTATATAACGTATCGTAAGGCACTAAGAGACTGGCCCAGCACTTCTGATTTTCCCGACACTAGACCTACGTTAGGATAGAGACATGGAAATAAAGTTATCTAGCCTGATGAATCTTGCCCCAGCGTTATTAGTCGGTGCTGGTTTGATTGCAAGCTACACCACGCTTGAAGCACAGTCTCAAGAAAACGCAGAGGACATCAGTGAACTTTCTGAACAGGTTGATGAGATCGAAGATGAGGTAAATCAGCTTAAAAACCAAATGACACGTTCTGAAATTATCCAACAAAACACAGCAGAAGACTTGTCAGATGTTAAGGCAGATACAAAGGTTATTCTCAACTTGTTGCAAAATCAACGTAGACCAACAGAAGATTAATGTGCCTACCGTCAAAGACGCTATTGCACGAATCGAGTCACATGAGAAAGAATGTGCACTTCGCTATTCAAGTATTGAGCAGCGTCTTGAGTCTGGTTCTAAAAGATTTGATAAATTAGAGCTAATGCTCTGGTCAATGTATCCCTTTATTATTACTGTAACGGCAGCTTTCAAGTGGATTGGCTAGATGGAAATCATCGTATTTGCGTTGATGGTGCAACTTGCGCCAGAACAAGACGAGCGAGTGGCAAGCTACTGGGTAAACCAAAAACAGTGTGTGCATGTTGCTCGTGTTTTGTCGAGTCGTGAAGAGAATTACAAAAGTGTACTAGCTTATTGCAAACCCGCTTTTGTTGATCCGATGAAAAACGAGATTCAGGGTTATGCCAAAAAAACTACAAAAAACTAGCAAATATGCCAAATACGACCTTGATGGTGATGGCGAAGTCACTGACGAAGAGCTTGAACGCCATCAACAACTAGTAGAATTAGAACTCCGCGAAGAAAAAGCAGATTCCCAGAGAAACATGGCTTGGGTTGCAATGATTAGCATGGTTATGTTTTCTATTTTTCTCATGTTACCTATGATGCCCGATAGCAGAGTCAAAGCTCTGTCTGATCTGCTGGGTTTGTTTTATATCGCACAAGCCTC